AACAAACAGGGGGTCTTGATGAGGTTTGAAATCACCAAGGAAGTGGAAGCTGAATTAGCGTGCCCCGACCCCGACATTGATGTGATTGCCCTTCGAGTGGAATCCTGTATATGGAGCAAGCTCGGAGTGGGCTCAGCTAAAGTGATTAAAGCCGCTAAGCGGAACACACCAGTCACATTATTTGGAGTCGCTGGAGGGGAATGGGTTTCCTCATCTGGTTTAGCTCTCCAAGGCACAATACCAGGATCCTTTGAACACACAGCTTCGACCCAACCAGGGTGGAGCGGATCACCACTGTTTACATCAGATGGCCAGTTCATTGGATTGCATCGAGGAGTGCAGGTCGCCAACCAATCTAACGTAGCCACCATATTGTGGCCTTTCTTCAACACCGAGGAATCCTCTGATAATTCAGGGGTGTTCAAAGAAGTGACTGACCCCACGGAACTGGATCATCCAGCTAGAAACACTAGGTCAGTTAGAGTCTTAGGTCGTGGAACGTACAAGTACACCGATACTGAGTACGCTCGGCCTAGCAAAACCGCTCGGGAAGTTGAGGACAAGTTGCGCGAATCGGGCAAAATGCTTTGGGCAGACATCGTAGATGACTACTTTGATGCTAAATACGATGAAGTGGAAGCTTGCGACCCTTTAAACTGCCAGCGGGGGTCTGGGACCAACCAGATCCCCACAACTCACGTACCGACGGAAGAAGTGCCCGCGTCCTCAGTGGAATTACCCCCTGTGGTCCGAACTCCTTCCTTGGGCACGTCAGGACATTCGCCCGATATAGTTATATCTACCCCCGCCCCTGTGAGGGACGAGATGCCTTCAGCTCCCCCGGTTGCTTTGATGCCGGAAGAATCCCCAGTTGCACTGGGGAAGAAACCGATGGAACAGCAGCCTGCGATGGAGGAGAAACTGGCACCCCTACAAGAGAAGGTCGGGGATATGGAGTGGGATCTAAACAACATTGGAGCTCGAGTGAAGGAGGTTGCTCTCCAACAGGAGCTAGCCTCCACGAAGTTAGCGGCCCAGATGGCTGCCCAACTGAAAGAAGCAATGGCAGACATGAAAACTCTGTTTCTCAAGGAATTGGAATGCCACTCCTTGAAGTTGGCTTCTCGAGTGTCCGATTTAGAGAGGGCGCCGTGTCAACAAGATCAGCCGCGGTCCAGGTCGCGACAGCGCAATTCCCCGAACTCGGGGAGCTCTCGTGGCCCGAGCGCGGATCAAACGCGGAGCTCACGTCCCTCCTCCTCCAGGCAGGAAAACATAAAGTCACCCAACCTCCAAGCAACCTCATCGAAGCATGCAACCGACTCGTTGATCGATACCCGCAGATACAGGCCGATCCAAACCTAAAATATTGGGACGAGTTGGCCATCAAGAAGCGGATCCTCGAGATTATGAAGCTCGAGGTTAAACACGAAGCCTCCCCCGGAGTGCCCTTCGCCGCCTTGGCCGTTACTAACGGTGCTTTGTTTGATAGTGCATCCAATACAGTACTCAATTGCGCTTACGAACGCTTAATGCTGTTGGCCGGTAAGGCTGACATATCTAAAGCCAGTGCAGTTGACTTAGTAGAGCAAGGGTACTGCGACCCAGTCAGATTATTTGTTAAGCAGGAACCCCACAGCCGTCGAAAGATGAGGCAACGCCGATATAGATTGATATCTTCCGTGTCAGTGGTCGACCAGATCATTGAGCGGTTGCTGTTCGGGCCTCAAAATCGACTGGAGATAGCCCTCTGGTCTGAGATTCCATCAAAGCCCGGAATGGGACTTTCCCTCCAAAATCAGGCTCAGAAGCTCTACGCAGATCTCCGCATGAAGCATTCCAAAGAGAA